ATTTTTTAAAAAATTTTATGAATTTGAATAACGTAGATATTAGTAAGCTACCTGCAGACGTCAGAAAGACATTTAAGAAGCTGCAAGTCATGCATGCAGAAAAACAAATCCAAACTAAAGCCAGGGATGATTTTATGTCCTTTGTCAAATGTGTGTGGCCCGATTTTATAGAAGGCTCTCACCATAGACATATAGCAAAAAAATTTAATCAACTTGCAACAGGAGAAATTAATCGATTAATCGTGAACATGCCGCCAAGGCACACGAAGTCAGAGTTTGCGTCATACTTGTTGCCAGCGTGGATGGTGGGCCGTAATCCAAAATTAAAAATTATTCAAGCAACGCACACAGGTGAACTTGCTGTAAGGTTTGGTCGTAAAGCCAAGCATCTAATTGACTCTGAAGATTATTCTAAAATTTTTAAAACAACTCTACAGGAAGACTCCAAAGCCGCCGGTAGGTGGGAAACAGCACAAGGTGGGGAGTATTTTGCAGCTGGTGTTGGCGGTGCGATAACCGGACGGGGTGCTGACCTTTTAATCATAGATGATCCACATTCAGAGCAAGATGCATTATCTCCAACTGCAATGGAATCTGCTTATGATTGGTACACGTCAGGTCCACGTCAGCGTTTACAACCTGGTGGTAAAATTATTTTAGTTATGACTCGTTGGTCTAACAAAGACCTTACAGGTAAATTAATTGCTAATCAAAAAGAAGCTAAAGCTGATCAGTGGCACGTGGTCTCTTTTCCAGCAATCATGGACCACGGATCAAGTAAAGCCAAACCTGTTTGGCCTGAGTATTGGAAACTCGATGAGTTAGAGAAAGTACAAGCAACACTGCCCACAGGCAAATGGAACGCGCAGTGGATGCAAAACCCAACGGCGGAAGAAGGTGCAATATTAAAACGTGAATGGTGGAGAGTGTGGAAACACGATTGGATACCAGAATTACATCACGTCATACAATCTTACGATACAGCATTTTTAAAAAAGGAAACTGCAGATTACAGTGCTATTACTACTTGGGGTGTATTCTATCCTGACCAAGATTCAGGTGCTAACTTAATGCTCCTTGATTCTATAAAAGGTAGATATGAGTTTCCTGAATTACGTAGACTTGCATTAGAGCAATATAAGTATTGGCAACCAGAATCGGTTATAGTTGAAGCAAAAGCATCGGGTTTACCTCTAACATATGAGCTTAGGCAAATGGATATACCGGTTGTAAACTTTACACCAAGCCGTGGAAACGATAAACATTCTCGTGTAAATGCAGTTGCACCTTTGTTCGAATCTGGTATGATATGGGCTCCTGAGCAGAAATTCGCAGACGACGTCATTGAAGAGTGTGCTGCGTTTCCTTACGGAGATCATGATGACCTTGTGGATAGTACAACACAAGCGATTATGCGATTCAGACAAGCAGGGTTATTACAACACCCAGAAGACTACATTGATGAAAAGGTAGAAAAAACTAAAAGGAAATATTACTAATGGCAGGCATAAATTTTATTAGAAGATACGTCATGAGTCAGATGAAAAAAACAGCTGACGACGGCATCATGATAACTTTACCAGATTCAAATAAAGTAGATCTAAATGTCAGCATTACGATGGATAGATTAATACGTAATGGTATTGATCCCGATCAAATTACAAGTACTCAACAAGTAGAGAATGCTCTTAACATGATTAATAGCAGAATGGCTAATAGAGCTATTCCTGCAGATTCTGCAGAAGGTAGAGAAATTACAGAAAAAATATTTGGCAAACAAAAAGCACCTGTCTTTGATATGGAAGGGAATAGAATTCCAGAAGGATCAGGAATCATGGGTGGCAAATCTTTAAAAAATTTAATGGAGTCTGGTCAAGTTACTAAGGGTGCACGTGGCATGGACAAAAGTAAAAAAGTTCAAGACAGAGAAATGTTTCAAGCAGCTAATGAAAGACTTACTTCAGATGTAGATAGCATTATTAAAAATATAAAATCTATGGAACCAATTACTGCTATGAAAGAAGCAAACTCTGTAATTGGTAGAAAAGGTAAATATAAAAATTTAACACCTGAAGAGTCTAAAAAAATATTACAAGACACAGAAGATCATATCTTTGAAAGAGATATACTAGAAGAAGATTTTGCATCAGGCGGTATTGCAGGAATGTTAGGTGAAAGACCAAGATACCAAACAGGTGGTGATGTTGCATTCGATGCAAGTGATGCATCTATCTTTGGATCTAATGCAATCACCGTTACACCAGAAACTGTTGCAGATGCATTTGGAAACCAAGTGCAACAAGAGATGGGAAACACTTATAACCCACCTTTGATAGAAGATGTCATAGAAGAAAAAGCTGCTGTAGAAGATACCAAGAAGGAAGAAGTTATGCAAAGACCTAGTGATCCAGATACTTCTGATTTGCCTATTATGGCAAAAATACCAGATTTTTTAAAACAACCTAAAGAATCTAATTTAGGTACAGCAGAAGAAGAATATGCTAAAATTCAAGAAGGTAAAAACAGACCATCAAAAGATCTTAGATATGGAGAAAATATGTCTTTTGAAGAATTTAAAGCTGATTACGATGCAGGTAAAACTCCTATGCAATCAGGTCCATATAAGGGACCACCTCTTTTATCAGCAGGTGGTGGCGGACTTGGATTATTCGGTAAGCTACCAGGACTTGGAATTGAAAACAATAACAGCATGGGTAACGAATCAGATCCAATCATGAAAGGATTTCAAGAGTCTGAATTTCGTAAAAACGCTAACATGATGCAGCAAGACGCTGTTAATTTTAAATATAATGGCAAAGATATGATGATGAATGGGTCAATGGCAGGAGCTTTTCAACAATATTTAGACTCAATTGGTAAAGGTGATTTAATGCAAAGAAATAATAGTTTAGGTGGTGGTTTAGGTCAGCTAAAACAATTTGATTTTGAAGAGGGTAGACCAATTCTTGATGTTCCTTTTGCTAGAAAAATGCCAGCAACTCCAATAGCAACCCCCGGACCAAGCCTTACACAAGAAGCAATTGCAATGCCTTTTGCTATGCCTACTCCTAATACTTCACCAATAGGACAAGCAGCAGCAATGGCCAATGGCGGACGTGCAGGATTTGCAGGTGGTGGTATGGGACGTAGAGGATTTTTAAAATTACTAGCTGGCGCTGGTGCAGGAATCGCTGGACTTAAATCAGGACTAGTAAACATTATGGGTAAAGGAGCCGGTAAAGAAGTTGCAAAAGAAGTTGTTAAACAATCAACATCTACACCTCCTCCATACTTTTTTAAACTAGCAGAAAAAATTAAAAACTTAGGAGCTGATGCAACAGCTACAACAGAAAGAGTTATTGCTAAATCTTTAAAATCTAAAGATGGTAAATCAGATTATTTATTAGAAGAAGATATGGTAACAGGAGATACTATTATTAAAAAAATTAATAAAGAAGGTGATGAAATGATTACCGATGTACAGATCATGGAACTTAGAAAAGGTGAAGTTGTAAAAGGTAAAGACGGTAGACCTGTTAGAACTCCTGATCAATATGAAGAAGTTACAGAAGCTAATGCTAGAATTGAAGGAGATGTATTTAATGATCCCTATTATACAGATGGTATTGAGATAGATGATATTATGAGAGAAGTTGGTGAGCAAGCTCCATCAATTAAAAAAGCATCTGGCGGTATTGCTAGAATGTTAGGAGAGTAATGGATCTTTTAAAAAGAATACAAGACCTAAGTTCAATCTACGATGACGATGGCCCAAGCGCCACGGTCCAAGAATCACGGCCCATGTTTAATAATGGTGGTATGTTGGTACAACCCAGTAATGATGGATCAAGGCCCGGGTATAATGGTGATTTTGTTAAAACAGGCCCTGGAACTTCTAGACGAACAACTTTCCCACAAACAGGTATTAAAAAAATAGAATATAAAAACAAAGCTGGAAAAATTAACACTAAATATCAAACTTACGTTTACAGGAATAAAAAAAATATATCAGGAAAACCTGCTGACTCTTTAAGTCTAGCTAAAAAAAATCTTACACAACTTGAAAAAGACAACCCTAAAAAAATTAGATCTTCTGGTTTAGACAGCACTAGACCAAAACCTGCACTAGACAGATTTTCTGATGCTCTTGTAAAAGCAAATGCCGAAGATGATATTAAATACATTCTTCAAAAAACTAAAGGAGTTCCTGAAGGTAAATTAAGTAGTGCGGATCATCACAACATTAATTATTTTAAAGGTCGTGAAGATGATATGCAATATCTTTCTAAAAAATCAGGGTTAGAAATAGATGAAATTTTTGACTTAATAGAAGATGGAGAAGCTTATGTTGAATTAGAAGCAGCAAGTATAAGACAAACGGAAGCAGCTAAAACAAGAAAACCAAAATCAGCAACAGAAAGACAAGAGTTTTACAAAAAAGCCGAGGATTGGTTTACTACAAATGCTAAACGTTATGACGATCCAGATAAATTTAAAAAAGCTTTTGACCGTACTTTTGGTAAAAATAATATTTTAGCAAAAGATTTAAAACGAAGTAAAAATAGTTTTTTCGTTCCTTTTTCTAATGATTTTAAAAAAGAATTTTTTGGCACTGGTCTAGGTATGACAAAAGGAGGTAAAACATCCACATTAGATAAACCAATTACTGACCCTAAAAAACTAGCTAATATTTTTTATACTCCTTCTCAATTAGATACAGTTTTTAAAACTACTATATATAACTTAAACCCTAAAGTTAGAAAAACTATTACAGACGAGTTTAAAAGCATATTGCCTAAAGAAGGTTCTACTTCAATTCAAAGATATGAGGCTTCTCGTGGTTTTAAAGAAAGTAATATTTTAAAAAAATTTGGATTAGATAGAAAAATACAAGGACCTATATCAAGATTAATTTTTAAAGAAATAGGAGAAGATCTTTTTCAAGATATATCACTTTTAAGAAACCCTCAAATGAGAACAACAAGTTTAATAAGATATCTACGTGATAAAGTTGATCCAAAATATAAATCTATGTTTAAAGAAGCTTTATCTTCAATTGAAAGTGCACAACAAAATCAATGGGCAGATGCTAAGTCAAAACTAAAATTATCTGAAGATATTATGTTTGACCATAAAATACCTGCTAATTTAATTGAAAAAGGATACGCAGATGAAATTAATTATATAAAAGCAACTCCTACTCCAAAAACTTTTAATGCTCAAATAAAAAATTACGAGTTTGATAGACCAATTGGAAAATTAGCAACTAAGTATGCTTTAGAAAAAGATCCAACTAAGAAAAAACTTTTAATGCAAGAAATGTTAGATTTAAAAAATGATTTTAGTTCAAGACATGGAGGATATTTGGATGACATAAAAATAAAAGATGTTAAAGGACAGCCTTTATTTGAAAGTAAAGATAAGCCTATTTCTAAAAAAACAAATCTTACTTTTGAATTAGAAAAAAATTTAAAGATGTTAAATCCTAAACACCAACAGCTAATTAAAAATCAATTTTGCACAAATAGAAAAGGTGGTCAACCTGGTTCATGTTCTATAGGTGAAGCTATGGATAATATGATCAAACAAACTAACGCTGTTAAACAAGGTACAATCAAAGGTACTGAAGCAACTAGAATTGCAAACAAAGCATCTAAGGTTGTAAGGTTTGGAACAGGTAAAGGTTTAGGTGCAGTGTTAGGTCCATTAGGTTTAGGTGCAGAAGCTGTATTTGAAGTTGCAATGGCAGTTCCTGGTTATGGAAAAGGTAAGAGTGGTCAAAGAATTTTAGGAGATAGTTTACTAGGATTAATTCCTGGTGTTGGTCAAAGTGAAGAAGAAGAGTTTGCAGAATATGCAACTAAAGATGGCATGTCACAATTAGAACAACAAAAAATAAAAGATGTAAATAGATTTTTAGAATTGAATGAGTCTTTACCTAGTGCTCAAAAAAATATAGGTAAGGGACAAAGAGGTGACCCATTAGCAGGAGCAAAAACTTTTACTAAACAATATAAAGAATTTAGTCCTCTTTATGATCAATTTGTCGGAGGACCTCCTTCAGAATCTGCTAGCACTGCTTTTGCAGAACAACAAAGAATAAATGATTTAATTAAAGCCGATGAATTAGAAAGAGCTAGAAAAAGAAACATTGCTATGAATGAAGATTTCATGGCAGCAGGCGGTGGTATTGCAAAAGAAGCAGGCGATAGATCAGGCCCTGCACCAGAATCAGGACCAACACCTCAAGGGTTGCAAGGTCTATTTAATCGTGTTAAGAACTACTAGGAGTAATAAATGGCAGATATAGATAAAGGACTCCCTAACACTAGAACTAAGATTGACATTCCTTCAGAAGAAGAGATGGCAGAAGAAGTTAGTGTTCAGGAAGAAGATATTGAAAAAGGACCTGTAGAGGTTATCCCAGAAGAAGACGGTGGAGTTACATTAGACTTTGAACCTGGTGCAATAAATGTACCTGGAACAGAATCACACTTTGATAACTTAGCTGATATTTTACCAGATGATATTTTAGATCCAATTGGAAATGAAATGGTTCAAAATTACATGGACTACAAATCA